CACAGCCCCTAATACGATGATGTCCTTATGGATCTCTGGAATAGTTGAGCCGCTTGAGTCAAGCTGGTGCTTGGTGGCATAGAAGACTCTCATGCATTGCGTCGCATCTGTCGGTACATCTCCAGGTCCTATGTTGAGCGTGAACGATGGGGCTCCCGCTCCTGTCACTCCATCTGGATCTACCCCTGGTACTCCCATCGCTCCCATGTTTCCACCAGCTGCCAGCGCTGCCCGCGAATCGAATAGGTTGGAGTACTCGCTGAAATCTCTTTCGTAAGGTGGGAAGTTCATCAATCCGCTTGTGTTCACCGTGGGTGGTTGGGGCTTGTCTGTTAGTGCCGCATCGGCAGCCGCATCGGTGTAGGTGGTTGTGGCGTTGTCCTGGATGGTTGTAAGATAGCGAAATGTAGAGCCACCTACTGATGTGCGATAGATATTCCTCCCAATTACATAATTGGTGCTCTGGCTTGGTGAGCTGGATGTCCCCACCGGTATGTTAGTCAATGCTACCTGCAGGTTCCCTCCGCTCGTCACAACTGTGGCCTGTGAGCCTGCGGTGGTCTCGCCGCCCTGGGTCAAGAGCGTGACTAAGTACTTGTACGTGCCGCTACCCATGCCTGACCCTGCAGCAGCTGCCGCGCTGGGTGCTGAGGGTGCGCTGAATTGCGTATCCTTGATCTGGAGCGGGTAAAGTATTCGTTCGATCCAGAGGGCAGGATAGGAAGCATTCCAGGTCGTTGGGTAGGGATAGGTACGTTGGTACGGCCTGGTCGACATATCCGCAAAAGCAATCTGAGGATAGTACGTGGAGTACCGGTTCACAGCCTTATCAATGGCGCGATCAATGTCAGCGGTGGCCCACCTGGTATTGCTCGTATCGAACAGATCTAGTTCTACATACCCTTCTACATCTGAAAGAATCATCTACCACTCCCAACCGCGTCTTATTGGTGTGTACTCTTGTACTGGCTCTACTACATCTAAGGTGCATCTACAATTAGGATGCGCAGGCGGCTGTGTTACTCCCGCTGAAAACACATGTCCATATGGCACTACTCCCTCTGCCACACACGGTAGACAGATCGGGCACGTTGTCCCGAGCGGTGCTGACCATCTGACGAACTGTGGAGGTCCTGCTGGATCTGGTACCTCTGGTTCTGGCGGATGTTCTGGGTTCCTGTATTTGTCCCCTGTGAGTGCATAAAGTAGTGCATCTGGATCGAATTCGTTCATATCCTTCCTATCCCCTCCGTGTCCCTAACTTTTGTGACCTCTATAACTGGCATTGAAGGCGATGTCTGCGTATGCGGTATCATCTGCTCAATATCTATCTTCATCTTTTCAATATCAGCCCTGAGCTTCTCAAGTGTGTCCTCCTCTTTCCACATGCCATATATGGCAGATCGTATTTTTGTATCTACAGCATCATATCCAGGTGGATGGACGTTGAATTCCTTAAAGATGTCATACATCTTTTCCATTGCAGCAGCATGTTGTTGCTCATCATTAAACAGGTATTGCTGCTTGGTGCTCTTCACAGCTGGTATTGTGAAGGTTTCTAGCATAACGCGTTGCTGTTCTGGAAGCTTCACCAATAAATAATTGATGATGTACCAGGCGAATCCAATAAATACAAGACCAATAATGAAGAGGCCGATTAATAACAAGATCATCTTGTGTTTCCTTTCTTGTGTTTGTATATCGATACATTACATTATAATCATTGATAGCTATACCCCCTCTAGATGTATCTCCATCTCATATACTGCATTACCAGGATTATACCTAACCTCTTGTCTTATGACACGTGAAACATTATCGATGCCTGTAGATTGTACACCTGTATCTGTCGTTGTTATCGGATCTAAAAGTTGTAGCGCTGGGTTGGCAGGTACTTTAACGACATGATCATATTGGTCCCTATGCTCCTGGTCCATGATGAATCCAGCCGCATCTTCGCATAATCCCGCCGTGCCTAACTTCTGATCGTGCACCATGATTAGGCGCTCGAAGCCGACTGCATGCGCGTGGACATTATCGTAAGCCTCGCCGGTGGTGATATTTCCAAGCGGCCCACCCGGTGCTCTTCTGCCGGTAACGATGACATGGTTCCCCTGTATGTCATTCGTGCCTATACTCCACTTTTCGATCTCTGGCTCATATGTCCAGACTGATGCATCCTCGCTTGCCAACTCCTTAAATTTCAGCGTCTCCGTCTGGTCCAGGAAATATTCCAGCCACCCGATGCGGCACAACTCATTGATTGCTCGTCTGTATGGCTGTCCCGCGTGCAGCGTGAACGATGTGATTGTGGTGCTCATCTGGCTTGTGGCTGGCAACGATATATCAAACATTCCAGCCTTAGCTGTGATTTCTGTGATCAACCAGGTGATGTCCTTGCTGGTATAGATAGTCTGGAACCTGGATTCCTGATCGAGCAAATAGGTGAGATCCCGACAATGTAGCCTTATCTGGCTTATACCAGGTGAACGCTCAAACTCGATCAATTTGATGTGGTACTTCCCCACATTGACGGTTTCTTGCACTGTTGGAGGGCTGCCCGTATAGTATCCCTCATTTAACGTCACAAGTGTATTGATCCCTATTGCCTCATAACTTGTATTTAAGTAGTCACTAATGTATGAGATTAGTGCATTGTTAGCATTGTCCAGAACTATCTCCAGTCCCCCTGGCTTGTCTAACTGATCTATGCGCTTATACTCTGTGATGCTGCTACTTGCATCAAAATAGTTATTTTGATCACTCTGCTGGTATGCATTATTATATTTAATGGTCGTCATAGCTACTAATATATATCTTGCTCTACTTTGGCTTGGAGCTGTATTCTTTATAAAGTTCACTCCAAACGTTGTAGTCACATCCTGAAATATTCTTCCATTGCTCCAGTGAAGCAGGTCCTTTGATTGCCTCAATCTTGCATAGCTGTACACCGATCCGGTGAGGAAGCCGCTATCAGCCTCTACGCAGATCAAGTTATATATGTTGTCAATTTTTGCGATCCGTGGGCTTATTCGTCCTAGAGCTGTGCTATCCGCATTCGCTATATCTGGCAGTGCTACCCACGTTGCCCCTGTTGAGTTGGACGTGCATTCTTTAAGAGCATATCCATCGCTATATGCGATATAGTATAGACTACCAGTCCAATAGACTGCTAGTCCTTGTGCACTCTGTACTGTCGGCAACGTCCAGGTTGCCAGAGCCGACCATCCTCCACTATAAAAGCTGCATCCAATAGCATCACCGCCGCTCACATCATATTGAAAGAAGACATCAGAGTTACCAGCGCTGCTGATTCCTTTAATGAGTGCGCTCCCAGCGAGTACGAGTACGGTCCCAGGTCCGGCGCTCCAGGTCACCCCTCCGTCTGACGAAAACCAGTTCCAGAGGTCGTTGCCGCCTGTGCCCCTTTGGAACTATGCGTTTATTGCGCCGCCGCCGTTGTTGCTCACTGCGCAGCCCGCGTCCTGGAAGACATTCGCCGACCCGCCTCCAAATGTAGTCCATGTAGTCCACTGTGATCCTACTGTAGGATCTGTTATCCTTTGCCATTGTGCATTCTGAGCGAACGCGCTGGCTCCTCTGGTCACTCTCACGCGGATTATCGCGCCATCATCAGCAATTGTGCAGTCGTTATATGCGTCGCTATTGCTGGCGGACACAGATGAGTTGAGGTGATTGATTCTGTCTTCGATTGTACACGAAATATATGGCCTGCGCACCTTTGCGTTCACGGCATTTGTGAGACCAGCTGTTAAGCTTCTGGACACTTATTCCCCTTTGCTATATTAATGTATTGACAAGTATGCTATACTGTACTTACTCAGTCGAGATTGAAATGATGACGGCGCAATCATCAGGGTCCGTGTGACCCGTGGCAGCAAGAGGCTCACATCCCAGGCGGGTTAAGGTTGAGCCTTTTGCACTTACTCTACAATCTCCCCGCGCATCTGCTTCATCCATATCCTGAGTAGCTCTTTTTCGCGCCCCTCAGGCTCGGCAAGCTCACTTGTCTTGCGTAGTGCAAGAAACCGTGCATATTGCGTCATAAACTTGATAGCAAAATCTATTCTCTCTGCTGGCGTTAATGTCTTAATATCAATGTCTTCTAGCAGGCTATTCATTCTTTGTTCAATATTCTCAATTTGTTTATCTATCTTTTCTAGTATATTGTTTTGTTTCTTCTCTTCTATATTTTTATCTTCCAAATCACACCTCTAAAAAATATATCCATGTGTATAAAGTGTGACTGTACAGTTGCCTGTGTTTG